TGCCGCCGATATCCTTTATCTGCGTGGTGCGTATGCCAAGCGAGACGACTGTTCCGCGGAAGTTGTCTATCGACACAATGTCGCCAACCTGATACTGCCCCTCAAAAATTATAAAGATTCCGGTGAAAATGTCGGCAAACAGCGACTGTGCACCAAGGCTTATTACCAGAGCCAGTATTCCGACGCCGGCGAATATTGCCGTGACGTTCACTCCGAGCACTATCAGCGTCCATATTATGCCGAGAAAAACCACCGCGTAGCGTATGAAGTTTACCAGCACACGTTTAAACGTCTCTCTGCGTTTGTTTTTAAATGTAAAGTGGTTAAGCACAAGGCTTATAAATTTGTAAAACACATACAGCCCGATAATCAGAACAATTACCGCTAAAATCGAGCTCCAGGTTAAATTTATGCTCGCAAAAGACGACGGCGCCTGCCCGAAAAAATTGTCAATCTTAGTCTGAAACGACGCCTGCTTTGCCTTGCTTAAAAAAAACATCAGCTTGGGATTTGAAATCATTAAAAACGCGATGAACAGAACCAGCAATACTACGAACCGCACAGTCTTGATTGTTTTTTCCTTGTCTTTCATTTTTTATCATCCTCCGGAAGTATTTATTCGTTATCCTTGTTTATAGTTTATATATGATATATGCTGCTGCATTAATAAACCGGCTGGGTATACATTTCGCCCTTAACGTATGAATAGTAACTGTACGCGTTTTCAATATTTACGTATCCCACAATCCCGGTAACGGTACGGTATTCCAGAGAGAAGTTGACAGAATAATAACCGTCGGGCAATTCGCTTAGGTCTATCGCGGTTCCGAAGTCGGCATATTCATGCCAGCCTTCATAGTACTCATAGGTCAATTCGTTATACGCATACCACATCACGCCTATGGTTCCGTATTCGTCGGGAACCCAAGCGGCAAGGGCATAGAAGTTATTGTCCGACTGATTATAATAAAGTTCATACTGCGTCGGCGTGTTCACCGGCCCGTCGGCGTAGTATATCTCCTCCGACACGGCGTACTCGCCGAGCTCATTTACGCTGCTGTCGGACAGTATGTACACCGGTGTGAAGGTCACCAGATACCATCCGTTATCCACAGGAGTCTGTTCATACTGCCAGAAATATTCCAGCCACACCTCATTGGGCATTTCGGTCATGAGCTCGGAGGTGTATAACAGGTTGGCCGGATCCGCCGAACGGCCGTAATAAAGCCTTACAATGCCCGCCATGGTGCCCGTATCCATCGCCGTGGAATACCAGTCGATATTTACCGTGGCGCTAATGCCGTCTCCAGCCGCTGTCAAGTAAGGACTAAAGAATTTTGAAATTTGTTTACAATTCAGAGGGTCAAGAAGCTGCATCCACCGTTTCAAGGCAGTTCAGCAGCTCCTCCAGTTCATCACGCAGGGCAAGCTCGATTTCAATGCCGCCGTCCTTATAAACCGTCACTCGCTTTACCACATCGTTTGCAATTTCAGCGGTAAGGGTTTCAAGCTCGGTGTATTCCTTGTATTTTTCAATAAAGGCTCCGCCTTGCTCGGTAGTGGTCTGCGAGGACTTTTCCAAACACACCATCTTTTCGGTAAGCTCCTGCATCTGTGTCAGGTTGCTTGCCTTTTGTGATAAGTAGGTCTCCTTGTCGATAGTTCCGTCAATCAGCTTTTCATATAAATCCTGGAGAGATTTTTCAAGCTGATTTCTTCGGCTCTGTAATACTGCAAGCTCACGACGGGCTTGCTTTTTTTCTGCCTGTATGCGTTCCTTCTGCAACAACAGAAGATGCTCCAAGCTGACCGCATAGGCGGCATAGGTGCGAATGAGTGTCACGACCATTTCGTGAATATCCGCTTGCAGAATACCTTCCGTGGCACAATCAAAACCTGTTTCCAGATGAACGTTGCGACAATGGTATTTTGCGTTCTTGGTGTTCGATAGCGACATAGCGAAGCCGCAGGTTCCGCATATCACTTTACGGCGAAGCGGATTTCTTTCGGATGCACTTGGAATAAATTCCTTGTACTCCTTCATACGGCTTGCCGCTTTCTGAAACAGCTTCTTTGAGACGATGCCCTCGTGGGTCTCGTCAACAACAATCCAATCGGACTTGCTTTTCTTTATCGTATGCACGTTTCCGACCATATCACGCTCACGCTTGCCATATACGCATTTTCCAATATAGCGTTCGTCACGGAGCACCTTGCAGATAACGCCTGTTGTCCAGAAGTTTTCTTCGTGGATGCTCGGCCAACGGTCACGGGAACATCCCGCCGCCCGTTTGTACAGCATCGGTGTCGGAACTCCCTCACGATTGAACATAGCAGCAATCTCAACAGGCTTTACTCCGTCTGCCGTCAAGGTGAATATCTTCCGAACAATGTCTGCCGCTTCATCATCAATGATGAGGCGGTTTTTATCTTCGGGGGCTTTCACATACCCATACGGAGCGAACGGACTGAGGAACAATCCTTTCTCGGCTCTCATACGCTTTGCATTTTTGACCTTGCCGGAAAGCTCACGGCTGTAAAGGTCGTAAATCAGCGTTTTGAACGAGGTATCAAGGCTGTCGATGTCCTGCGGTCTGGAACTGTCAAAACCGTCGTTGACGGCGATGAAGCGAACGCCCAAAAACGGAAACACACGGCTGATGTAGTTACCGACCACGAGATAATCACGCCCGAAGCGGGATAGGTCTTTTACTACGATGCAATGAATTTGTCCCTGCTTTACCTGCTCCATCATTCTGAGAAAATCCGGTCTTTCAAAGTTCTTACCACTCCAACCGTCATCACAAAACTCGGAGATTTCCCAACCGCTGAACTCCGGTCTGCTGCTGATGAAATGCTGCAACAGACCTCGCTGATTGGATATACTTTCGGATTCCGATTTGCCGGTATCCTTTAAGTCGCCGTCCTCGCTGGACAAGCGAAGATACATTGCTACTCTCACACAGCAGCCCTCCCTTCGATAAATTTCAGTAGTGCCATATATTCATCCCGATAACGCAGGCGAATATCAATGTTTCGGTCTGCATCCACATAGATGCGTTCCACAAGTGCCGACGCCATTTCTTTTGTCAGCTTGTCTGTTCCCATAAAAGAGCGGAACTCTGTGAGAAAACGGTTCTCTGCGGTATAAACCTTGCTTTCTTTCTGTTCCTGCTCTAAAGCGGCGATAAGCTGTTCGGCTTTTTCTGTTTCTGCCTTGTACCTTGCTTTGAGCGTAACATATTCCTGCTCGGTCATAAGCTGTTCCACATAGTTCTGATACAGGCTGTCATACAGAGATTGGCTGCGCTTCAGAGTGCGCCTTGCCGTTTCCAGTTTGGATGCCGCATCGGAACGCTGACGGCGGTATTCCGGTTCTGCGTTCAACCGCTTGATAACCTCCTGCAAATCAGCGGCAATCTGTATTTGAGACTGAATTGCCGTGAACAGAACCTCATTTAGTTCATCCTCTCGGATACTCACAAAGGAACAACGATTGGGGTCGTCTGCGTGACCGGGGCAGATATAGGTGTACCACAGCTTTTTGCCGTGGCTCACGTTCTTATATCGTACCAACGGTCTTTGGCAATTCGGACACCACACAAGCCCTTGCAGAATGTTTTCGCTATGTTTCAAATGAGCAAACTTGCCGAGGCGTTCGTGATACTCGCTCTTTCTCTGATTGGCGATTTGTTGTACCTTTTCAAAGGTCTCCTCGTCAATAATCGGTTCGTGGGTGTTACGGACGATAATCCAGTTGGCTTCGTCCACATAGGTCTGTCGCTTTCCTTCATAAAAGGATTGCTTTTTTCTGCCTTGAACCATATGACCTATGTAAACGGGATGTGCCAAAATGCTTTTGATAATCTGCGTATGCCACAGCACACCCTTGTATTTCTCCGTCTTGACTTCACCTGTTTCATAGAGATAAGCGGAGGGAGAAAGAATACCGGCATCGTTGAGTCTGCGGCCAATCTGTACCACGCTGATACCCTCGGAACGCCATTTGAAAATCTGACGGACGGTGGGAGCCGTTTCCTTATTGATAACAAGGTGGTGTTTATCATTAGGGCCTTTGCTGTACCCATACGGTGCCCATGCTCCGATGAACTCGCCACGCTGCTGTTTAACATGAAGTGCAGAAGCGGATTTCTTGGAGATGTCCTTGCTGTAAACCTCGTTGATGAGATTTTTCAGCGGAACAATATATCCATCCTGGGTTCTCTCTGCGGTCAGCGTATCGAAGTTATCGTTGACTGCAATGAAGCGAACGCCGAGGAATGGGAAGATTCGCTCCAGATAGTTTCCGGTCTCCTTGTAGTTACGACCGAAACGGGATAGGTCTTTGACGACGATGCAGTTCACACGACCCTTTCTGACTTCCTCCATCATCTTTTCAAACTGAGGACGGTCGAAGTCCGTGCCGGTTCGCCCGTTGTCACAGAACAGGGAAACAAGCTCCATATCCGATTTACTCTCGATAAAGGAAGTCAGCAGGGCTTTCTGTCCCTCAATGGTATCCGCACCGGGCTTGCCGCTGTCCTCTACGGATAGGCGAACGTAAGCGGCTGTCTTATATGCTTTCCTCGCAGGAGCAGAGGATTCCACTTCCTGCACAAGAGGATTTGTCTTTCGTTTTGTCCTTGCCATTTATACTACCTCCTGCAATCTGGCACTCCGAAGAATGTCAAGCTGCCAAGCAAATTCATCCTGCCAACGATAGATGATTTCCACCACATCGTTTGAATGAATCAGTATTTTATCTATCAGTGCGACCACAACGGCACGGTCAAGGGCTGTAAGTCCTTGCCTTTTGATGAACTCATTCATCCAGGCGTTTTCCGTTCCGTGGTTGTGTATATCTTCAAGCTGTCCTCTGAGAGCATCCATCTGCTTTTCGGCTTCATCGGCACGAGCCGTAAAGCTCGCTTTCAGCCGTGTATATTCCTCACGGTCGATGATGCCGTCCGTAAGATTTTCATACAGAGACATCAGCAGCTTTTGGAGCTTCTCATATTCCTCGTGTTTCTTGTCGAGTTGTCTCTGCACCTTTTGAGCCTGTGCAGTTCTCAGAGGTGCTGTGTCGGTAATCGTGAGCAATTCGCTCATATCCACGACTTCGCTGATATGCTGCTTCAAGCTGTCGAGCACGATTTCTTCCAAGGCGTTATCTCTGATGCGATGGGGCGAACAGCTCTTATCCTGCTTGTGTGCGGAGCAGACGTAATACACATATTTCTTTTCGCCTGCAGGAACG